AAACCCAGCAACTAAAAGTAAACGTCTTGCCGTCAGCGTTACCTGTCAGATCACTCGACCGGCTTAAAAAGTCAGTATTGTGGGCAAACTTTGTACTTGTTCCTGATCCAAAGTCGCCCAGATTAATGCCGTTTTGAATGCCCTGAGCGGCTCCAGTACCCGCGTACAGAAACGTAGAAAACAGATCGTCTACATAAATGGCTTCACCCTTAGCACCAGAGGCCGCAAGTAGTTTTAGCGCAGAACTACTCACTAGCCCATCGCCTGACCGGCAGTAAAGCCGTAGTAGGTTGTGCCGCCGTCGATTGTAAAGAAGACAAATACATCTACTCCATCGTTCGTAGCCGTCAGTGTAGGTGCTGTTGCCGCCGCCCAATCAACACTTGAAGGCCATGTAATGGTTCTAGCCGAACTTCCTTGAATTATCTTCAGTACAAACATAGAGACTTTCCCGCTGGCGGCAGGATTGCTGAATGTGTAGGTGACGTTCTCAGTTAGGTCATGCAAAAACGAATTGCCATCACGCAGATTAAGCGTCGCCGCATTAGAGCTAGACGTAATGGTAGTGGACTCGTCAATCGTGCCGTTGTCAAAGGTCACCACGCCGTTGGCATCTGCGGTGACAAGACCTGATGCTTGAGTTAAGCCTAATGTGTTTGGAAGCTTAACTGTATAGGTTGCTGAAGCGCTGTGCGCTGGGCCTTGCACCGTAACGCCATGCGAGTTGCTTTCACAATTAAACCGAATGGTGCCCGCGTTAGTATTGCCGTATAGCTCAGTAAAGCCGGTGCCGTTTGGAAACAACTGGATGTTGCCGTTGGTGTTTGTGGACTTAACAACATTGGCGTCTATCTGAATGTTGTCAACATCCAGTTCATTTGCGGTGACCTGACCTGCGGCTCCATAAATGACCGCTTTGGAGTTGACCACGGTATCTGCCGTAGAGCCATCTACTAAATTTAGCTCCGCCGCAGTTGAGGTTATCGACGTGCCTGCGATTTGGAGCGTTGTGGCGTTGACCTGTCCAGAAGAGCCGTAAACTACGCCCTTTGAATTTACAATCGTGCCAGCACTGGACCCATCAACAAGATTCAACTCTGCGGCGGTAGACGTAACAGCCGTCCCGCCAATTGCCAGAGTAGCCGCATCGACCTTGGTTGCGGAGAGAGATGTATTTGCATCAATGACCGCCGCGCCAGAGCCTGCCCCATCCAGATAAACTATCGCGGCATTGCCGTTGCCAATGGTAACGGTGCCACCTGACCCTTGCTTAATCGTTATAGATTGAGAGCCGGTGGTAGCGTTTTCGATGTACATGAGGCGCGAAAGGGTATTCGGAGCAATAGTAAGCTCGCGAGTCGCGGTAAGGCTTGCGCCTGACGTAACCTTGAAATACATAGATCGGGCGGGATCTGTAGACCCGTCAGCGACGGTGGTCGTTGCATTTGCATCGCTTGAAAATGACGCCTCGGTGCCATAACCAAGCGATTCGCCGATTAATTCTAAATTTGTATTGGTGGTGGTGCCCCACGTTCCAGAGCCCTCACCAGTATTAAGTTCTGTGAGTCTCAGGTCATTCACATAAGTTGGCATAGGAAGTCGTCCTCTTAGCGCTCTATCGGAGTGTAATGGGGTGTTTGGCTAGTGTCTATTGGGAAGTACAAAAACATCGATCCAACCGAAGCGGTCATAGGCAGTCCGGTAACCGGAGCGTCAATGCTAATTGAAGCAATAACACTGCCGACAGAAACAGTAGCACTTAGGCCGGTCGGAGAGACATTGTTGACTTGAATAACTGAAACAGTACCAAGGCCAGCCGTCATAGCCAAGCCTGTCACCTCTATGGGGTCTTCTTGCCCCCATGGGCCAGATCCCCAAGAATCTCTGCCCCAGCCATTTTGGAACTCAGAATTTTCACGGACTTCGGGGGTGCCAAGGCTTGAAGCAATGCCAAGTCCTGAAATCGATATATCAGCCCTCGCAACAACTGAAACGCTTCCAAGGCCAGATGCGATGCCAAAGCCCGTTACAGTAGTGCTCTTGGGTATTGAGGCAACAGCGGTGCCAAGGCCAGAGGTTATTCCAAGCCCAGTAACGTCAGCATTGAAAATACTGAATGCGCTGGCGACGCCGACGCTCGATGTCATCACCAGACTTGGCAGAACGTCACCAGCATCACCGATGGTGGTAGCACTACCAAGACCAGAAGTGATTGCAAGGCCCGTTAGTTCAACCGGCGCCTCTTCTCCCCAAGCACCAGATCCCCAAGCCTGTCTGCCCCAGCCTGCCAAGTCTGCCATAAAGATTCTGTGTAGTTACATAGCAGTTGCTATCATACAGCGTTTCTATTCTTTAGTAACAGCCTGTAACCTGCGCGCTGGTTCTAAAACTCTTTTTACCATTTTGCCGTACCATAGCCTTCCGGTCTGCAAAGAGTTTATTTGCTCGGCAATTTTGGCGTAACTCATTTTACGCTTTCGCATTTTTTGCATGACTTCGATCCAATGTTGTTGCTCTGGGTCAGAAATCATTTTTTTGCGGATCTTGCCGTCGTGATTGACGGGCTCCAGCTTGTAGCCGTAGGGTAACTTGCCGCCCAAATAATATCCTTTCGCCGCCCACTCCACGCGCCCATCTTCGATGATATCTAGCTCTCTGGTGCGAGCAAGATCATCGATTGCTTGTAACGCCATCAAAAAAACCTGATGCACGCGGTCAGAAAAGTCCACATGATGCTCAAGGCCCTTTACCCTTTCGGGCCGACGATAGGTGACGGGATAATCGCCAAACTGTTCACAAAAGTATAGATCGACACCGATCTCTTGCAGGATTGGAATAATTATCAAAAGGTTATCCACCGATTTGGATATTCGATCAAGGCGAGTCGCGACAATAACGTCGTGCTCTTCGATGGCATCCGTCAGGCCCCGCGCGCTTTCGCGGTCCAAAACATCTTTGGTGCCTGTGCAGGGATGGTCGACAAAAAACTGATCTACAGCGCGTTCATACTTATTTGCACAAAATTGTGTAATTAGCTTTTTCTGCCGCTCAACACAAAGATCGGCAGACGATTCTTCGGAATACGCCTGCCGAATGTAACCATAGATCCGATTGACTTGGCCGTAGACTGGCCGAACGATCACTTAATGCCGCCCATAAATCCGTAGTCGGTCATCTCTCCGTGAAGTCTCTTCCAGTCTATGTTGAGCGGGCGCCAGTCCTTTGCTCGATCTGCAAACATTGTATAGCCGTCCTTGACCAAGCAAACCGAGCGATAGGCTTTCGGCACACCTTCATACACGATATCGATGTCGTGAAGTTTGCAGGTGCGGCGCACGCGGTTGTAGAAAACTTTCTTTTCAGCGGCGTTCATTACTCTCTCCCTGATAAAAGCGCGTGTCGCGCAATGTACTTTTCAAGTCGCTCAGCGTCTGCTGGGCCAATTACCTTGAGTCGCGTTACATCCATGTTGTCGGCCAAGTCCGCCAGCTTGATGGCCACCGCTTCGGGATCAGAAAGAATCCCTGCGTAGTAATCATCATCGCTCTCACCCTTGACCCTAGTAAGCAACAGAACCAACTCCGCAACCCTGATGCCGAAACGGTCATCGATGTCGCCCATCGCCGCGTTAGTATCCTCAACAACGTCATGCAAAACTGCCGCAATCTTGACGTGCTCAGGACCATTGACAGCGGCCATGACTCGGAGGGGGTGCGTAATATACGGCGCCCCGCCTTTGTCAACCTGACCAGTATGAGCATGAAGCGCGAACTCGATTGCGCCCTCAATGCCTTCCATAACAATTTTCTCCCTGTTGAACTTGCATTTAGATAATAGCAAACTGCGTGTCGATGTGCAAACAATTACTCGTTGCAAAAGCAGAAGTCGAAAGAGAAATACGGCTCGGCGTATCCCCAAGGACCGTTGACGAGTCGCTTGACTGCCCACTCGAAAGGACCAGACTCCCAGCCGATTCGCAGATGACCATCCTCCTCTCTTTTGTAGACTTCATAGTCTGGGTTCATGCCGTGCAACTTGCAGTCCTTGACCAGCGCTTTGTAAGCCGCGTTCGCCGCCGCCTTTGCGGTCTTGAACTCCGCAAAGTTCACCTTGTCAAAGTTGGGCATGAAGTCATATGCGTCTTCCATTAGTGCTTCGATATTCATAACGCCTCTCCCTTCGCGAGCTTGGCCTTCCAAGCCAAGCAGAACTCGTTGACGGAGAGGTCAGACTTGGCCACCTCTTCGTCCCAAAACCAACTGAACCAGTCGAGCCCGTAGTTGCTACCATCAACCAGCCCGATCCCGTCGAGAATGAAAGCGCAGTACGCTTCATCTCTCGCGGCGGAACGAACCAGTCTGTCAATGTTCAGCGCTGGTCCGTCCTTCTTTGCCGCCTTAATCATCTTGCCTCCCTGTCAATGCCGAGACCCCCTCGACTTCAAGTACATTCTCTCATGTCTCCGTGTCGATGTCCACAACTTTATACAAAAGAACTTGTGAAATATTCACATTAATACATACAGCATTTATTTGTACAAACACTTGCACATCGACACGGGAAGTAGTAGAATGTGTTTGTTGGTTGGGATTGGAGAGAAACATGATTGACATTAAAAAAATTGAGAAGGCCCTCGGTAAGAAGCGAATGGCAAAAGTCGATTCTATTTTTGACGATGGCTCCGCTGTTGATCTTCAGTTGAAAAGCCTTGAGGGAGACTGCTGGGAATACAAAACGCCATGGGGCCACGGTGACTTCTCTTTTGCTGAGATCGTGTTTTACATGAAAAAGTTCATTGATGAAGGAGGGCACATATGAAACTACGAATCGCCAAGGCCAAGAACGTCAGCGTCGCTGATCGTAACTTGGTCGCCAAATGGGCCAAGAAGTGTCTCAAGGAGCTGGCAAAAAAAGACTACGAGATTGCTGATGGCAGATACAGCTACGCCGACATGATTGGCAACATCGATGTCTACTGCAAGGGATCTGGTCAGCGCTCTTACGGTGGTGCGCGGGGCATCAAGATTGACATCAACGCCGCCCATCGAGAAGCTAAGATCGGTAAGTTCCACGAGTACAAGGCTTTCGAAAACGACCCCGTGATCGGAGTGTTCAAGACTAACAACGTTGAGGCGATCATCGCCGCGACTGTCGCCCACGAGGTGGCGCACCACGTTCAGTACCGATACGGGCCCTGCACTCGATGGCTGAAGAAGTCTTACAACAAGCCGCACGGCGATGGGTTCAAAGACATCTATCGAATCTTGAGGGCGCGGGTTGTCAATCCAGTGTTTCTAAACAATGACGTAAGGAAGGCGGCATGATCACTTTGCCCTCTTCCCGCTTCGGTGGCTGGACCCGCAGGTGCAACGGTTTGCAACAGCACGACCTCAAGCCCAAAGCGTTCATTAAGAAAATGATGGGCGCTGGTGCCAGTCGCGAAATTGCCAAGTCTCGTTGCAAGGATTTGCAGAGCGCCGACGTGTGGTACTCAGACTGCGGCCGCTACAAGGTTGTTAGTCAGGAAATCAAAACTGGCGACGGTCTCTGCCACAGCGAAATGTTTGACGGCACCACTTGGCTGTCGATCCGCATCGACAACGGCGCAACCCATCTGATTGACTGGCGCGACTTCCAAGCCATCAAGAATGATTTGTGCGGGGAGCATCGTCAAGGCGTGGAAATTTATCCGCAAGAAGATGTACTTCACGACACCGCGAACGTCTTCCATCTCTGGGTATTCCCCGAGGACATCAGGCTCCCGCTCGGTTGGGGTCAACGTGATGTCGATTACATCGAATCCGTAGGACAAAGAGGAGAGTAAAAATGAGCGACAAAATCCCCGCACTTCTTTGTGAACCATTTACGCCTGAGTGGTTGGCGCTGAACTATTGCGACAACTGTCAAGCTGATGTCGCTGGTGCCGTCCACACTTTTCAGAGCGGGCGCTACGCAGGCAACCCCACCAAATACTGCGGGCGCTGTTGGGACGTCGTAAAAGACCTCGAAAATAATTCAAATAATTTGTGCAAAAGTGTAGACATCGACACGGAAGGGTGAGATAATTCTTTTGTGGTTGGGATGGTCCTGACCAAGACAGGGAGATCAGCATGGATATTCAAGAAATTCACGACGAAGCGAAGTGCGCGGCAGTTGCGGCGGCTAACGCACGAGCGGGAGAGTGGGGTGATCGATGGGGTATGTGCGGCTTTGCTTACGTCAAGATTTACGACCACGATGGCAAGAAGATCCGCGCCAACTCTAAGCTGGGCAAGGCGCTCGCCGAGGTTGGCATCAAAAAAGACTGGCAGGGCGTGCTGTCTTTGTGGGATCCCGCCGGTTTGATGACTCAGAATGTTGATATCAAAGAGGCTGGTGCCGAAGCCTACGCCAAAGTGTTAAGCAAGTATGGCTTCGCGGCTTACGCTGATAGCCGACTCGACTAGAGTCCAGCCAGTCGGGCACTCGCGGGTGCCCTTCTGAGTGGGCTTTTCCACTGAAACAGGGAGATCAATTATGAAACTGACGCGAGAGTATTACATTCCCGCCAACTTTCTCGATAAGATTGTTGAGTGCAATGGTGCAGTTGAGGTTTACACTCAAGAGTACGGCAACGGGTTTGCGGCCACTGGCTGGCAAGGCAAGGCGGTCAAGCCGAGCTTCAACTACTCCTTCGGCACTGCTGAGCGCATGAACGCCTACATCGAGAAGTTTATCGAGAACTACAAGGCCAAGCTCAAGATGAAGGCTGAAGCCGCGGCGGTCGCCAAGGCCAAGCGGGCTGAGCTTGCGGCGAGCATCAAGGCGGGCGATATCTATTACACGTCTTGGGGTTATGACCAGACTAACGTCGACTTCTACAAAGTCATCGAGGTCAAAGGCCAGAAGGTTACCTTGATCGAGATCGGATCAAAGGTCGTTGACACTCACGGGCTTTCTGTTGACTACGTAGTCGCTGACCCAGAGGCTGAGAGCGGCGAGCCCTTTGACAAGATGGTCAGCAAGTACGGCACTTTCAGTATTGCCAGCTACGCCCACGCCTACAAGTGGAACGGCGCACCAAAACACGCAACTGCATGGGGGTATGGGCACTAAGCCGTGATAGGATATTG